TATAAATGTCAATCACACACGAAGAAGTAGTTAAAGCAGCAGAAGCTGAAAGAATTTTAAATTCTGATGTCTTTAAAGAAGCAATAGAAAATCTTAAAAACGAATACATAACTCATTGGTTAAACTCTCGCGGCATTGATGATGTTGCAGTTAGAGAAGACTTCCACAGATCCTTATTACTTCTCCCCGAAGTAGAAAGACATTTACGCATCATGGCTGAGAAAGGAAAACTCACAAAAGCCAACATTAATAAAATTCGTAACATAGCCTAAAACTTTCCCTTTTACACATTCTTGATATAAAATATCCCTAAATACAATATAGGAGTATTTATATGAGCAATAACGGAAAACCGACTGCTTTACAAACCGAAGGTGAATTAGCTACCTCGGCATTTGAAAGTTTCTTAGCCCCTGAAGAGGACACGCAAGAAGAAGCAGTCATAGAGGAAGCTGAAGAGGTCATTGAACCTGAGATTGATGAATTTGAAGAGCAAGACGAAGAGCTTGTCGATGAAGAAGATCTTGAATACGATGACGAAGAAGATGGTGAAGAAGAAACGGAAGTTGAAGAGGTAGAAGAGCAACCCGTCTACAGAGTCACAGTTGATGGCGAAGAGATAGAGGTCACGCAAGACGAACTCCTTAATGGTTATTCACGCCAACAAGATTATACGAGGAAGACACAGGAACTTGCCAATCAAAGAAAAACGATTGAGCAACAAGCCCAAGAACTTGCTCAAAGAGATGCGATTTACGCACAGTTGTTACCGAAGATGGAAGCCCAATTAAAGGGCGAATTGGTAAACGAACCAGATTGGGATAGTTTATACAATGATGATCCGATAGCATTTGTACGCGAAAAACAACTCTGGGATGAAAAGAAAGAAAAGTTAAAAGCTGCACAAGCTGAACAGCAAAGACTCCAACAGGAATCATATGTTCAACAGCAACAACTAATTGCACAACAAGTGCAAGAAGGTCAGCAAAAACTTCTTGAAATCATACCAGAATGGAAAAATGCAGAAGTTGCCTCGAAAGAGAAACTAGCAATTCGCGACTATGGTATTAATGTCTTGGGATATTCACCTCAAGAAATGGATGCAATTTATGACTATCGTGCTTTGCTTGGTTTAAGAAATGCTTGGTTAAACTCTAAAACAGTTGAAGCCACAAAGAAGAAGCCAACACAAAAAGCACCTGCAAGAGTAGCCCGACCTGGAACAACTACCAGAAAGAAATCGGTAGCACCAGCGAAAAGAGCAAAACAGGTTTTAGCAAAAACTGGAAAAGTCCAGGATGCTGCTAAAGTTTTTGAACAATTTTTAAAATAATTTTATAGGTAAATATAATGGCTAAAGTAACAAACGCATTTGATACATACAGCGCGACTTCAGACAGAGAAGATTTAAGTAATATCATTTACAACATCTCTCCAATGCAAACTCCGTTTATGTCATCAATTGGAAAAAGAAGTATTAACAATGTTGTCTTTGATTGGCAAACAGAAGTATTAGCAACTCCAGATTCTTCAGGAGAGCTAGAGGGTTTTGAACTTTCAAGATCTGCTTCAGTTGCAACAACCAGAGTTAGCAATGTTGCTATGATTTCAAAAAGAGATGCAACTGTATCAGGCTCACAAGAGTCTTCAGACCCTGCTGGTAAGAGATCAGAAATGGCTCATCAACTAGCTATCATGTCTAAAGCTCTTAAGAGAGATATGGAAGAAGCTCTTTGTCAAAATGGCGACAAAACAACTGGTAACGCTACAACTGCTCGTGTAACAGGTGGTTTTGAGTCTTGGATTACATCCAACGATTCAAGAGGTGCTACAGGTGCTTCTACTGGTGGCGGTGCTGCTCCAACAGACGGAACTCAAAGAGATCTAACAGAAGATCTTTTAAAAGATGTTCTACAACTTTGCTTTGAAAATGGTGGTGAGCCATCATTAGCTATTTGTGGCCCACATAACAAACAAGTTATTTCTGGTTTCACAGGTAGAACTCAAGCAAGACAAATGATCGATGCAAACACAGTTGAAGCATCAGTATCTATCTACTCATCTGACTTTGGTGAACTGAAAATCGTTCCATCAAACAGATCAAGAGAAAGATCTTTACTGTTGGTTGATCCTGAGTATGCAAAAGTATCTTACTTGCGTGATTTCAAAACAGTTGACATTGCTACAATAGGCGATGCAATGACCAAAATGATCGTGGTTGAGTATGGATTAGAAGTATCCAACGAAGCTGCTCATGGTGTTGTTGCTGACCTTAATGTAAGTTAAGTTCTCGGTTAAGAACCTTAAAGGGATGTTTCGGCATCCCTTTTTTTTGTGTTAAAATTCTTGCATGGCTAAAAGAACTGTTATAGATCATAAGACTGGTTTTACTAACGAGTTTATTACTGAGGGTGGTAAAGATATATTTCATACTACCCAAGATGTAAGTCCAGTAATCGAACATTGTAAAAACATTGCAGAGAATGTTAAGCCAGGTAAAGATCTTCGCCATGTGGCAGAAGTGCCATTGGTTGTATATCAAAGAGCTTGTCGAGAAGGATGGGCGAATGATATGAACGCATGGAAAAGATGGTTAAATAACTCAGAAAATAAAGTCTTTAGGACATGGCAGGGTAAACTATGACATACGCAGAATTAAAATCTAATATCGCAACTTACTTAAATCGTTCAGATTTAACAGATGCGATTGATACATTTATTGATAGCACAGAGGCAGAATTTAACCGCAGATTAAGAGTTAAAGGCATGATTAAAAGAGCCACTGCAACATTAGATTCACAATACATATCAGTACCAACTGATTGGTTAGAGGCTATAAACATACAAATTGATAGCGGTGACTTTTCACCTTTGTTTCAACAATCCATAGAATCATTGGATGTATACAGAAAGTCTAATGACAATGTAACAGGCCAACCTATTTACTTTGCATTGGTAGATGATTCAATTGAATTTGCACCTACCCCAGATGGAAGTTATACAGTACAATTAACCTACTACGGAAAGATAGATGCGTTAAGCGATTCTAATACGAGTAACTTTTTATCCACAGGATATCCAGATGCTTACCTTTACGGATCACTAAAACACGCTTCTATCTATTTAATGGAAGATGAACGAGTGCCACTATTTACAGCACAGTTCGAGAAAGCTCTAGAAGAAATGAGACTAGAGCAAGAGAAAGCTGAGTTTGCCAAAGGTTCTTTAATGCAAAGAAGAAGAACTTACGGAAAACGCAGAAAAGATATTTATTATTTTGGTAATAACTAGGAGTATAAAAAATGGCTGGATTTAGTGATTATTTAGAAGACAAGGTACTTGACCATGTATTTGGCGGTTCTGCCTATACAGCACCAACAACACATTATGTTGCATTGTATACAGTAGCACCTACTGATACTGGCGGTGGTACTGAAGTAACAGGTGGATCTTATGCAAGACAAACCTCTACTTTTACTGTCTCAGGCACATCCCCTACAACAGCGACAAACGCAGCAGCAGTTGAATACCCAACAGCTACAGCCGATTACGGAACTGTAGTTGCAGTAGGTATTTTAGATGCATTAACCAGTGGCAATTTACTTGCCTATGCAAACTTAGATACATCTAAGGTTGTGACAAGCGGTGATGTATTTAGATTTGATGCTGGTGATTTAGACATCACATTAGCTTAATACCATGGCCTCAGTAGGCTATGGCTCATATAACTACGGAATTGCCGCTTATGGCACTCCGCAGTATCAAGTTGCATCTGCAACAATAGCACAGACATCAGGTGCGTCTGCGATAGGCAGACAGCTTGATCGTGGTGTTGCAACCATTGCTCAGACATCTGGTATGTCTGCAATTGGTACTCAAGTAGATCGTGGCTCTGCAACCCTAGCACAAACCAGTAGCATGACCAGTGTGGGCCATAGAGTCCATCTTGGTTCAAGCACCATAGCACAAACCTCTGGCATGAGTGCTATAGGTAAACAAATCGATAGAGGTTCGGCAACTATTGCACA